TCCTTTAACCGGTTTTGAATTTTTAAAAAAATCCAAAACGGTTATGCGGATAGCGGTGAAAAACTAAAGTTTTCCACCTTTATTGCATCCCTAATTTATGGCGTTAAAACGCCAATAACCGTTTAAGTGATAGTACGATAAGCTAGAAATAGAAACTTAAAAAGAATCTAGCAGACCATCTAGACACAACCTTCTAGAACTCTAGCACCATAGCAAAGATGGAAAAAGACCGATTCATAATTCGCAATTCCGATAATATCGAGATTGACGGTATTTTGTATTACATCCCAGAACGCTATACTGATGGTATGAACCTAGCACTAGAACACCGATACCTATTTAATTACATTCTAGCACATGTAATGCATACCCGAATCCGACTTGATAAGTTAGATATGGAATCCATTACCAAAACACATATGGATAAATATCTAGCCACCGCGGAAAGATTATTTGCATTTGTTATAACTGGTAAGCTAGATATCGCGGGTTTCAGTGGATGGGAGAATGATATTCTAGCAGGTGTACCAGGGTTCATAATCCCGAAACTGAATCCTCTTATTGTAGAAAGGCTAGAATACACATAGCCTGAGGCTAGTTTATAAACGAAACCAAATATATTATTACTTATTAAAAGTATAAAAATATTAGTCCATTACCTCCCATCCGGGTTATAGTCTAATCCTTATGAAAATAAATATAATAATTATGTTCTTTACCACCACCACTAGATGCTGCGTCCTTACTTGATTTTGTAATTTTTGTCTTTTTCAATAATGAAATGCTATCTCCACAATTATCAATAATTGTTTTAAGGTCATTTATATCAATTTGATAAAATTCTTTACGTTTTCTATATTGCCGTTCTCGTAGAGTTGCTTTCAGGCATCTCTCTACACCTTTGACATCAGTTGTTTGATATACATGTGCAACTTTTACATTATCAACATGACTAGATTGATGTGTAAGTAATCTGGATTTGAAATCTGTAGTTGAACCTATTTTATAAATATCTTTCAATACCAAGTCTGGATTAGTCTCTAGAACATATATCACACCTTGCTCTTTTGGTATCTCTAGAGGTTTCAAATCATTCTCTAATACCTTAATACGAGAACGTAAATCATTGATTATATTGTCTTTGTATTTATCTAGATGCTTTTCTAATTGGATATAGTAAGAACGAACTTGTTCGCCTTTAGAAGATTTAGTAAGCATACAAATACGTTTGAAACAGTCGGGTGTAAGCAAGATTTTTTCAGATGGGCGACCAGCTGTAGTAGATTTCTTAATTGATATCTTATAATCTATATTCTTACGATAGGTTTCAAGAAGTGTTTTCTTAGCAGAATCTTTTCGTAAAAATAACCATGATGAAACTGCATCAATATCTATAACAAAATCATCATCTTTTGTATTTTCATTAAATAGTCCAAAGAAATCATCAATAAATTTATTGCTGATTGAACTAAATTTTTTTAGATAATCTTGAAGAGATATTTGATAAGCCATATTAAATTATAGTTAGATAATAATATTCCAACCTAGGTAGGAAAATTATTTGATTTTTTTGTCCTTTGTTATAACCAGTAAGCTTGACATCGCGGGATTCAGTGGATAAGAATGCTAAAATATTAGTATAAAAAGATGTTTTTTATTATTTTAATTTAATAGAATTTGAATATGGAAAAAGTTATAATAGACATATCAAAATTAGTAATAGGTAAACCATTATTTACTTATAATTTTAATATAGATAGTTTAAATTTAAATGGATTTACTCCTTTAATGGCAATTACATTATATGAAAGATTAAATGTTTGTGTGAATTGCGATAGATGTAGAGATAGAAAACTGCCATTAGATAAAGAATTTATTAAATTAAATAATATAGGATCGTGTAAATGCAAACCTGATGCGGAATTTTATATAAGGCATATAATAATTTCTATTGTTGGAAATCCAATAAATACATTGCCACTAGATTCAATTTATCATATTGATGCATTTTTTGGTAGAAAAACAATAAAAATTAATGAAGATATAAATAATATTTTTTTACGAAATGATATCACTGGATTAGAGCACATTAGCTTTTCTATTTATAACTCTATGGATGAAAATGATGATACTAATAAAAATAAAGTTATAGATTTATTTACATATAAACGTATTTATTACAGAGAGACACAATTCGCTGATAAATATGAACTAAATTATTTTACCAAATTTACAGGTCTTAAGAAAAGCGATGCTTATGGATTACATTTTTTTTCAATAGTTGAAAATTATATGAAACCTTCAATTCAAAATACAGAAAAAAAAATATGCCCTCATATTGCAAAAAAGTAAATAAGTATTTACAAGATTAGAAATTTCTTTCTATGTATTTAGTAGATTGTGTATCTAGATTGATTGTAAAATATTTAAAATGTATCTAAATGAATATGATCCTTTTAACTTTATGATTGTTCTTCTATTCATATATGCTGTTCTAATTGGTTTTATAATGATGCTTATTTATAATAACATCCATGGAACCCGGCGCGAATTAGTTTATGCCCTTGCATATAATTCGAATAATGGTATGGCTACTCAAACTACTTGCTCCAATTGTATCCCATCACCCACACCTATTAAAGGCCAACGCGACTGATTGCCTGATTAGTTGGGTGCAACTCCCTGATAACCTAGCATCCGCTCGTGTGTCTTTCCATACGTGGTAGTAATTTGATTATCCCGGTCGCGAATAAGTGCCTGTCGACGGGATTCTTCTTCTTCTTGACGGGATTGTTTCATTTGATATGCTCGCAATTCTTCCGCCGTCATATCATATCGCACATTGCCACGATCTTTTTTCAATTCATCTATATTTTTATACGTTTTATATTCAACCTTATTTGGATCTATAAATGCCCCTCGTGAAGTATAAGCTGTTTTCAAATCCGTGTATCCTAAATCCCTACCACCGGATTTGCCTCCGGCACCGGTTGGTGTTATGCTGGATGGTTTACTAAAATCTTCTACCCGTCGCGCGTCTTGGTCTAAATCCGTGAATCCCGTAGCACAGCTAACGAGTTCTCGTGGCTCTTGATATTCCTGGATTGCACCAGATTGTGCGGTTAGACGTTCCTTATAATCTTCAAATGTGGAATTGAATACGTTGAGATTGAATTTATTACCAAATATTTCGGCGGGGGCTTCTTCTGCAGTATCGCTAGAGAGCCAGTTGCCATAACCATCATCATTGCTATCCCAAAGTTTATTCTGCTCGTATATTTTATTAAATAATTTCAAATCAAATTTATCTTTATCTACCACTGCACCGCCACTATTGCCAGATGCAGAACCTGCAGCAGCAGCAGTAAACTGCTTATTCTTCATCCGCGATTTAGACTGGTCTTCTAGATAGGCACTACTGGCTTGTTTCAACTCATTAAATGGCCGGTCGCTTTCCCGGGCTTTATATTTTTCCAGTAAAGAAAGATAACATTTCGTAACTAATTGAAATTGTTCCACATTGCCAGTAGGTTTATCGGGATGTGTCTTCATTGCTAATTTCTTATAAGCAGCTTTCAAGTCATCTAGCGTATATCTATCTGTAAGATTGAATAATCGTAATGCATCTACATTATTTTTATCTAGGTCGCCTAGTTTAGACTGATACTCTGTTCGGCGTTTCCGTTGTCGTTCTAGAAATTCCCGGCGGCGGCGTTCTTCTTCTTGCTTGAATTCCGCTTCTTCCCTTTCTGCTTCCGTCTTATAGTGTCGGGTAAGAGCATCAATTGTATCCAACTGCTCGCGACGTTGCAATTCTTTTCCACTGTGGTCTTGACGGGTTGTTCCTTCATTAAAACCCGCAGCGTGGGGGGTTTGACTATATATGCCTAGATTACTCCCCGGTGCAGGGCGGGTATATCCATTATCTGCAGGTGGAAGGGCATCTAGAATGGTGGTTATGCGTTGCACTTGCTGAGTAGTCATAACGTGTCGGTGTTCGTTCAATAAGCGCTCTAGAAATTTACGTTTAGTGGTAGGATTTTTATCTATCTCCATCATTAGGGATTTATCGTGTAGGATATCTAGCAAGCTCCGTGGTCGTCGGGCTTCTGACTGTTGTTCTTGGCTAAATTCTCCCCTGGTAGGGTGTGGAGTGCGCTGTAATAATTCCGCAGGTGATATAACTGGTAATCTATGTGTTGTTGTCGGTTGTTGTTGTTGGTATAATTGTTGTGATGCTGGGTGTGATGCTGGGTGTGATGCTGGGTGTGATGCTAGGTATGATGGTATTTGTGTGTGGTGAACGCGTTTTTGTTGTTGCATAAGTTGATTTTGTAATTGCAAGATCATTTGCTGATTTTCAATTGTTTGCTTGCTAGAATCATTTCCCATTTTTAAAAGTATCTAGCTTTGCTAGAATTAGTTATTATGAAATAGGAAAAAAATAAAAGTAAAATAACGGTTAGCATTCAATTCATTATAAAATTTATTTTAACATCCACGCTACTACTCCTGCCGCTAGAGAACAAAGAATTGCACCCCAAATGGTATCCATCACTGCAATCTGAAGCGTCCAATCATCAAACATAAAATGCGCCGTGAAATCAAAAGTGGCATATGCAACTAAACCTAATACACCACCCCATTTAATTGAATCTATTGCGAGAACTTGCCACGATGATGTACGAATATTAGGAACTGCTAGGAATGCAATACCTATCGCTAGAGCTATATACACTAAAACAGCACTGTAATACCGACTTGTAAATCCACGCCCCCGGGTAATTGACTTGGTAGCAGCTAGGTATAAATCCTTATTCAGATATAAATAAGGAGCATCTAGCACTGAAAGTATAATAATTGAAAGAAGAATTGCTTGCCAACACATTATATTACTGTTAATTATAAGGTTGTTGTACTATAAATCCTATAGAAATAAAAAATGGGGTTTTTGGAAAAATTATAAAAAAAAATGATTTTTTATTTATATATCCCATAAACCACATTTTCGAGAAGTCATGCCCTTTCCCACATATTTGCTACCCGTGACTTTGGAAGAGCAGATGGCTCTGTGGAAGGCTGCACACATTGCCGCGGCGGTAGCCTCGTACGTGCTTAAAGACGAACCTACAAGTCTCAATCCTGATGCGGTGGAATCCGTTTCTCGTCGTGAGCCCTTGCCACCACAGCAACATCCGCAGCAACAACATCAGCAGCTAGTACAGAAGCTACAACAGCTGCTACAACATCTGCTACAACAACGGCAGCAACAACAACTGCTGCTGCTACAACAGCTGCTGCTACAACAGAAGCAACAACGGCAGCAACAACAACAGTAGCAACAACAACAGCTGCCACTGTGGCTGCAGCATATAGCCATCGCGAACGGTGGTGTATCCCTTAAACGGTTATTGGCGTTTTAACGCCATAAATTAGGGATGCAATAAAGGTGGAAAACTTTAGTTTTTCACCGCTATCCGCATAAACCGTTTTGGATTTTTTTAAAAATTCAAAACCGGTTAAAGGATACTCAGGGTGGCTTGTTGAAGATTATAGCCAGTACCAAGCAATCCTCGTCGCTAGACTAATGCGTGCCGCTAGGCAAGTGCATTGTATTTTGTACATTTTTCTTTTTTAGTAACATTAGATATCCTTTAACTGAAATTGCTAAGTATCCCTTAAACGACTCTAGACAATAAATCAACATTCAACATTCAAAAAATTGAATAAGGCTAACTATATATCTAACAAAATATTTACATAATACCGATGTCATACGCAGACGGTCATTGTATTTTCATTACAATTAAATCGTTTATTACAAACTATCGAACACTCTATGACTTTCCGCTAGTAAAATATATAATTAATCCTGATTGTGATTTAAATTACACTCTAGAAGATTTAAAACCATTGCATACTTGTTATAATTACTATAAAACTAAATTTGAAACTCTAGAAACAATAACTTGCGTTGGCAAAAATACGCAAACTCAACATATAGCCGATTTCATCAAAGCACAATGCGCTCTAGACGGTAAAATAATTCATGAAACTTGTTGCGGGTTTTCAGTATTGGGAGAAACTCTCTTATATACAGCAACAAATACTCAATTAATTGGATATGATATAAATCCTGAATTACTAATTAAAAATACAAAGCATTTTAATAAAAAACTTGCTATTTCAACACAAACTACAGAGACAAAGCCAATACATACTAATAAGGCTAGTTTTAAGCAAATTGATTTGTTATCTAGAGGTATCACATTTGAAAACACTAGTAATGAAATAATAACATGTTTGCATGGATGTGGGCAGTTGCATCGCAACATTATTATGTCTATGATAGAACAGAAATATAATGGTGCATTCTTTATTATTCCATGCTGTTATCATAAATTTACTGACAAACAATATAAACTATTTAATTATGATTGTGAAATTTCATCAAAAATGCTAAAAACTGTTGCACTTAGTAGCAATGACACCCCTACACTAACAATAGAACATAGGCACACCAAACGATTATTGATGAATATTAAAGCGAATTTACTAGTTAAATATTTAATTGCTAATAATCGAATTCCATTCACATTAGTATCAAATACAACTTCGATGGATTATTTCATAAGAAATATTAAGGAGCATGGCTATTTTACTTTGAAAAAGATTCCATATAATGATTGCGATGAAAATAACTGGAATAAGATTTTGAAAATTATTTTTAATAGTGATGCTATTGAATATTCTATGTATAAAGATATTATTGATGACCAACACAAGCAAGCATTACATATTCTATATAAGATTTTATATGAAAAACATAATATTCTAGTGCAATTGTCAAAGTTGATTGAATGGTTGATTATGATTGATAATGTTATTTATATTCAAGATAATTTGCCTAATCATAATGTGCAATTTGAACAATTTATTTCTGTAGCAAATACTCCACGAAACTTGATTATTTATGGTATTCCACACATATAATTTTGTCTTTGTCAGATGAGTTCGGTTATTTTTTTTTATAATAACTTTATAAACAATAAAATGATAAAAAACTTACTTAATGCTAGAGAACATTAGATAAATGAATAAATCTCAAATATTCATAACATTTCAAGAGCCGAAAACAATTCAGCAAGTTGTTAGCCAAGTTCCAGGCGGCGATGATTTTTTAACAAAGCTCAAAATATATATGACATCCCGAGCTAATCAATTTATTACATCTCATAATAAGCTTCTAGCATTCAAAGAATATGAAATCTATAAATCTAGCATATTGCCTAATTACATCTATGCTATCGTTATCACTAAGACTAATCTCAATCATCCTTATATGATGTTTCTAGATATCAACTCTAAGCTTATCACTTTTTTAATACCATTTGGTAAGGATTATAAACAAGCTGATATTGATGCCTATCGCGCGGCCATTCCGGAATGCACCACTGCAGAACTAGAGGCTATTTATCTCCTTCTAAATAAAACTATTTATGTCCGAAAGAAAGGTATTCTAGACTCTCGGCAATTTTCCCTATTAGATTGTTCCAATATATCTAACTGCCAGAAAAAAATGCACGAAATAGATAAAATGCAGATTAGTAATGCAGAAAAACAGAAATTAAAAGCTCAATATACGGATGCGTATTTACATAAAGCTCTAGACTTTTTGAAATATTACTTTGATTTGCTAGGTGTTAAAGAATATGATGAAGCGTGGGAATTTTTGAAAGGCACTAAAGGCAAATATCAAGGTAAGCAAAGATTAAATACTTTTTTTAAGAACACGCGAAGCATTATAGGGCATCTAGAAATATTTGTTTCGCTCTATGAAATATTTCATATGGCTAGAGCAAGAATGTATGGATTTTAAGAATTTGATTTTTTTTTTATTATTTTATTAATTTGATTTTTTTTAAATTATTTTGTTAATTATATATAAGGATTAGAATTATAAGATAGTTTAAAAGCCAAGAATGGTGCTACCTACATTAGAACAATTTAGAGCGCAGATTGTACCTTTAGTTAATTCTTTATTAACTGGAGATAGATCAGGAGAAGTTCAAATAAGAACGGAACTAGATAGGATATTCGAAGATATTAACAGACAAATTAGAATAGAATTAGTCAATCGAGAAACATCACCAAATCGAATTTTGCAGCTTCATTATTTAACTTATGCATATCATAGTTTTTTTATAAGATATGCTTCTATAGTAGCCCCTCATTTTGTATCCGTATTAAATCCAAATCGCTATTTTTGGTTGTCTGTTAGACTGAGAAATAATTTTAGATCTCGACGACCCGATAGGCAAATACCAGATATACCAACTGAAGGCATGTTTACAGAAGGTTCAGTATCAGAAGAGGCGGCAGCAGCAGAAGCAGCAGCAGCACCAGTAGCACCAGCACCAGTACGAAGAGCACCAGCACCAGCACCAGTACGAAGAGCACGAAGACCAGGAGCAGGAGCTGGAGCAGGAGCTGGAGCTGGAGCAGCACCAGCAGCAGCACGAGCAGGAGGACCGCCAGCACGACCGCCAGCACGAGCACCAGTACGAAGAGCACCAGCACCAGGAGCAGGAGCTGGAGCAGGAGCTGGAGCAGGAGCAGGAGCTGGAGCAGGAGCTGGAGCAGGAGCTGGAGCTGGAGCAGCACGACCAGCACCACCAGCACGAGCACCAGTACGAAGAGCACCAGCAGCAGGAGCAGCAGGAGCAGGAGCTGGAGCTGAAGCAGGAGCTGGACCAGAAGCAGAAGCTGGACCA